AATGTCTAATTCGCTTCTTACCATTGACATGATTACTCGCAAGGCCCTTGAAATCCTTGAGAATAATCTTGTCCTGACCCGCACGGTCAACCGCCAGTATGACGACTCTTTCGCCGTTGAAGGCGCGAAGATCGGCTCGACCCTCCGTATCCGTCTGCCCGACCGCGCGCTGGTCACGGACGGCGCGGCGCTTCAGGTGCAGGACGACAACGAGCAGTACACCACGCTCGCGGTTTCCAGCCAGAAGCACATCGGCGTTAACTTCACGACCGCCGAACTGACCATGCAGCTCGACGATTTCGCCGAACGTGTTCTGAAGCCGCGTATTTCGCAGCTCGCGTCGTCCATCGACGCCGACGTTGCGAACGCCTTCAAATATATCGGCAACTCGGTCGGCACGCCGGGCACGACCCCGGCTACCTCGTTGGTTCTGCTTCAGGCTCAGCAGAAGCTCAACGAGAACGCCGCTGTCATGTCGCCGCGCTATGCGACGGTCAACCCGGCTGCAAACGCCGCGCTGATCGAAGGCATGAAGGGCCTGTTCAACCCGGTGTCCACTATTGCCAAGCAGTTCAAGAGCGGCATTTTTGGCGAAGGCATCCTCGGCTACGATGAACTGAATATGTCGCAGTCAATCAAGCAGTTCACGACTGGCTCGCGCGCTGGCACGGTTACGGTCAATGCTACGGTCACAACTGAAGGTTCCACGACTGTCGTTTTGACAGGTCTTACTACGACCACGATCAAGGCTGGCGACGTGTTTACCATCGCTGATGTCTATGCCGTTAATCCGCAGACCCGTGAGTCGACTGGTTCGCTGTATCAGTTCGTGGCTTTGGCTGACGTTACCGCGTCGACCACTGCTTCGGTCACTGTCCCGGCGATGTATTCGGCTTCGCAGGCTCTGGCTACGGTCGACGCTCTGCCGGTTTCTGGGAAGGCCGTGACCTTCCTCGGCGCTGCTTCGACGCAGTATCCGCAGAACCTGGTCTACCACAAGGACGCCATCGCGTTCGCCACCGCCGACCTTCTGCTTCCGCAGGGCGTCGATATGGCATCGCGCCAGGTCCATAACGGTATTTCGCTCCGCGTTGTCCGTCAGTATGACATCAACAACGACCGACTGCCCTGCCGTATTGACGTTCTGTATGGCTACAGCGTCATTCGTCCGCAGATGGCGGTTCGTCTTTGGGGCTAATAGGAGGGGCGCAAGCCCCTTCTTTCATCTCAGATTAAGGAGCAATGAACCATGGCTATTACTACGCAGGGTGCGTCTTACCCACTTGAATCGTTTGGCCCGACTCCGCCTCTTTCCCAGGGCACGGGCGGCTATCAGCTTGGCGCCGGCAACCTCAACGAACCGTTGATGTTTGCTACGGCGGTCCCGGCTACGGCGACCGCGTCGGCTACTCTGACGGCCAACCAGGTGCTTAACGGCATCCTGCTTGGCTCGCCGGGCGGCACGGCGGCTTCGTATCAGCTTCCGACGGTTGCTGCTCTCGAAGTCGGCATTCCTTCGGCGTCTAGTGTTGGCGATGCGTTTGACTTTTCGGTCATGAATGTCGACGGTTCGGGCACCGGCGTTATCACGCTGACGACCAATACTGGCTGGACGCTGGTGGGTCTGATGACTGTGGTGGCCACGGCCGGCACGTCGCAGATGTTCCGCGCCCGCAAGACGGGTTCCGGCACTTGGACGCTGTATCGTCTCGGCTAATCACAGGAGAAGGCAATGCCTAATACGAAAGCTATCGGCGTTGCCTTCTCTGATCCTGAGCTTGTAAGTGGCACGACCATTTCAGGCGCAGCGATCAGCGGAGGCACTACGCTGGATTCAACCTCCAAGGTTGCGTCCAACATTGCCAGCGGCTTGTCCATGAGCCAGCAGGGCGCGACGATTGCCGTTACTACCGCAGGCACAAATGATGTTTTTATGATCGCACCGGCTGCGGGCGTGCTGACATCGGCGTTGTTCTCGGGCGTTGACGCGCTGACGGCAAACGACACCAACTATATCACTTTTGGTATCACCAACCTTGGTCAGGCTGGCTCGGGAACGGCAGCTATGCTAGCGGCGACCGACGTCAACACGACCAAGGCGACCGGCGGCACTGGGCTTGCCGCAAATACTGTGCGTTCGCTTACGCTCAACGGCACGGCCGCCAATCTAGTGGTTGCGGCTGGCGACCGTATCCGCATCCGCGCGACGGTTTCTGGAACGCTTGCTAATACGGTGACGTTCCCAGTTTACAGACTGACGTTTACTGTCGCTTAATTCAATCTTACGGGCGGGCTACGGCCCGCCTGGCCCTTACCATAGGTGTAAAATGGCTGTAATATATCTGCGCCATCCGGTTCACGGTCTTAAAGTCGCGTCTATGGATTTAGAGGCTGATGCTGACCGCGAAAACGGCTGGACTGACTATGACCCATGCGAGATGACGCCCGCAACGGACAATGCTATAACCCGAAGACGCGGACGCAGACCAAAGGCTGATTATGAGACTGATTTACGCTCTTCTTGCGGTTCTGATCCCTCAGATAGCGCAGTCACAAACATATTCACAGATGCAATGGGGCATGAATAATGCGGCCAATCCTTATGGAATTGGCATAAAACTTGGCACCTCTTGGTTTGATGTTGGCAGCATATCCTCGACAGGAAATCTGTCTTGGGTAAGTGTTCAGGACAATGTCGCTGGCGGGTCTTATTTTGGTGTGCCGAACGCTAAATTTGACGGCGTGACCGATGACACTGCGGCCATTAATTCGCGTATCTCAAATATCAATACCGCCGGAGGCGGCACGCTCTATCTCCCGTCCGGCACCGCCTATCTGGCGTCACCTATTCTTTTGAAAAGCCACGTTAAGATTGTCGGCGCGAGCAATGGCACGACGTTTTCTTGTGTGGGTGTTTGCGTTGGGCAGGCTAGCAACAGCTTTGTCTCGCAAGCGCAATTAATAAATGTTAATCTTTCCATGCGTGCGGGCAATACCAGCGACGCCATTCTCTTAACTTCAGTTCAAGACACCGAAATTGGCGGAATCAAAGTCTTTGGTTCCGGTTTTCGTTCTGTATTGAGCATTATATCGGCCGCCGCCACCGGCGGCACGGATAATATAGGCGGCAATACTATATTCAATACGTTTCGCGATATTGACGCTTGGGGCGCGCTGTCAACTTATGGAGTTTATGTAGCTGGTCGATACGGGACTTCCGCGCCACTCCCGGCGCAAGTCGCGACAGTAAATGAATTTCGAAATATCAAAGTTTATGCCACAAACGCTTGTTTCGACTTTGTAAAAGCTGCTGACAGCAATACAATATACAACCCTACATGCCGATTAGGCCAGACAGGCGGCCGCGCGTATGTTGATGCAGACGACCCGGCGTATTCCGGCGTCAATAACTATGTTAATAATCAGCGTTATTATGCGCCTATTATTAGTGTCGCCACTGTTGGCGCTTACACGTATTTTACAGGAAACTGGACCTTTGGTGTAGAAGTCTACGGACTGCTTCAAGATGTGAACCCTGTCACAAACACCATTACGCCCGTAAATTACGGAACGGCTTCGTCATATTGTATACGCGGTCAAAATATCCGTTCTGAAGGCGTCGTTTCGAACGGTAATCTTTTGCTCGGCGATTACTGTAAAGGCTATTACGGAAAAGATAGCTGGATAAACACGGCTGTCTCAGAAGGATTTAATGTCGCTAATACGGTGACAAGCCCTTATAATTATCTTCTGCTACAGCCAGCAACAGAACTGACTCAAGGGACTATTAATCTTCCTTGTGGAAGCCCCGACAGCGCTCTTTTTGCTGTTAACACATTGAAATTAATCACTAGAGTGACTCTAACGCCTTGTTCGGGCGATAATATATCTATTGGCGCCAATCCGTTCCGGTTGGCCGCAAACCAGACAATAAAAATAAAATATCTTGAATCTAGCGGATTTTGGGTTTCGGATTCTGACCCTCCTTCAATAAACGGGAACTTACTTGATTACGTGCCGACCACTGGATTTTCGCTTACTTCGGCAGCGATAGCCGAATACAGTTTTTTGCTTATTAATCCGGTGACGGACTTAGCATCCGGCACAGTTAATCTTCCCTGTAACCGCGACGACAGCGACGAATTTACAATTAGCACGCTGAAACGCATTACTGCATTGACCATTACGGGATGCGCTAGCCCTGCGGACTCTGTGCAGATAGGCACCGGCAAGAATCCATTTTGGATTGATGCTGGCGGCACAGTGACGCTCACTTACGTCAAGGCAAGCTCCACTTGGGTGCCGAAAAACACATCGTCCAATCTCGGCGTCTTAGCTGTAGCAGGCGGCGGCACAGGGCTGTCGCAAGGCACTTCGGGTGGCGTCCCATATTTTTCCGGCTCGTCAACATTGGCGTCTTCGGCGGCCTTGGGGGCTACTCAAGTTGTTTTAGGCGGCGGCGCGGGGGCTGCGCCATACACAGTATCTTCTTTTACTTCAGACAATTCGGGTAATGTCGCCGCTACGTCCCTGAGCGCAACAACGCGTGTCGTTGTGGCAGCGTCTCTTCCTACGATTAGTTCTTGCGGGACATCGCCGCCAGCCGCGACGGCGGGTAGCAGCAATAACGCCGGACAGTTTACACTAGGAACGGCTACACCCACGGCTTGCACCATCACCTTTGCAGCGGCGTACGCAACCCACGCTTACTGCACAGTTACGCCGGCGAGCAATTATACAGGAACCTATTACATAAGCTCGCAGAGTAATACGTCGTTTACAGTGACGTTAGGCACAGGCACAGATAGCGTCGTCTTCAACTATACATGTTTCGGGAACTAACCGTATGACCCGCGAAATGGCTCGTGCCCTTTGTGAAGCAGGTTACATAAGCATAGTGGATTATATCGCGTTATGCCATGAAAAGGGCTGGGCATGATAACCACTGTCACCAAACAACAGCTTTTTACGGCTTTGGCGAATGTGTCTGAGATGGACGCAGCCTATCAAGGCGTATCGGCTGACGCAAACTATCCTGATTGGATAGAGTTTAATTCGGCCAAAATAGTGCAAGTTGGCGATCCGTTGTATGTTCAAATTCAACTGGCGTTGGGCTATACGTCCGCGCAAATGTTGACTCTTTTTGACGCCGCTGTGCAGGTGCCCGTATGACGACCGTGACGCGACAACAGTATTTTACCGCTTTGGCTCAGCTAGGCGACATGAACCTGTTGTTTCAGGCTGTGCCGGCGGATGCTAATACGGACGACTGGATTGAGTTCTGGGCCGCCGAATATATTACTTCGGGCGATCCTATTGCTGTTCTGACGCAGTCGTCGCAGAGCTGGACGGACGGTCAAATGATCGCGCTGTTCAACGCAGCGCTGAATGTGCCTGTCGTCGTTCCGTCCACGTCTAATACCAATACGTCTTCCGTTGCTCATCTTATAAATGGCTCGCTTCGGCTTCTTGGCGTTCTGGCGGAGGGCGAAACACCGTCCGCCGAGACCGCAAACGACGCGCTTATCGCGTTTCAGCAAATGGTCGATAGCTGGAATACCGAGCGTTTGGCAGTGTTTTCCACGCAAGATCAGGTGTTTAACTGGCCGTCCGGGGAGCTGTTTCGCACGCTCGGGCCGTCGGGAGACTTTGTCGGCAACCGCCCTGTCCTGCTGGATGACTCGACCTATTTCCGCGACCCGCAGACCAATGTCTCTTACGGCATCAAGTTCATTAATCAGCAGCAGTATAACGGCATCGCCGTCAAGACCGTGACCAGCACCTACCCACAAGTCATATTTGTAAACAATACTTATCCTGATATTGAGATGTATGTCTACCCAAAGCCGTTGCGGCTTTTGGAGTGGCATTTCATTTCAGTCAACGAACTTACCAAACCGGCGAATCTTGGCACGACGCTCGCGTTTCCGCCGGGCTATCTCAGGGCCATGCGCTACAATCTGGCCTGCGAACTCGCCCCGGAATTTGGCATTGAGCCATCTGCACAGGTGCAGCGGATTGCCATGTATAGCAAGCGCAATCTGAAGCGTATCAATAATCCTGATGATATTATGGCGCTACCTTACAGCATCGTCGGCACGCGCCAGCGCTATAACATTTACGCAGGTAATTTTTGATGCAGACGCCCATCCTTGGCTCCAGCTACGTCGCCCGCAGTGTCAACGCTGCGGATAACAGGATGGTCAATCTTTTTCCCGAAATTGTATCAGATGGCGGCAAACAGCCGGCATATCTTCAGCGCGCGCCGGGGCTTCGAGAACTTCTGCAATTTCCGACTGGTCCTGTTCGGGGGCTGTGGACATTTGGCGACTACGCTTATGCAGTAGCCGGGACGCGTTTTTATCAGATCGACTCTAACTGGAACTTCGTGGATAAGGGCGGCGTCCCCGGTTCCAATCCGGTTAATATGGTGGACAACGGCACGCAGTTGTTCATTGCTGACGGCGCTACCGGCTATATTTACAACGCCAATACGGATGTGTTCGCCCAGATCACAGACCCTGACTTTTATGGCGCAGTGGGCGTTGGGTTCATTGACGGCTATTTTGTCTTCAACCAGCCCAACAGCCAGAAATTCTGGGTGACTACCCTCTATGACGGGTCTTCTGTCGACCCGTTGGACTTCGCCAGCGCCGAAGGTTCGCCCGACAATCTCGTCACACTGATCGTTGATCACCGCGAAGTCTGGCTGTTTGGAACCAACTCCATCGAGGTCTGGTATAATGCCGGTCTTCCCGACTTTCCGTTGGCGCGTATTCAAGGCGCGTTCAACGAAATCGGCTGTCAGGCGGCCTATTCGGTCGCCAAACTAGATAACGCCTTGTTTTGGCTGGGGAAAGACGCTCGCGGTAACGGCATCGTCTATAAATCCAAAGGCTACACGGGCGAGCGTATTTCAACGCACGCCGTCGAGTGGCAGATACAGCAATACACGACGCTTGCCGATGCCGTGGCCTACACATACCAGCAGGACGGTCACGCCTTCTATGTGCTGAACTTTCCGACTGCTAACACGACCTGGGTGTATGATGTCTCAACCGGCGTCTGGCATGAGCGCGCCGGCTGGGAGAATAACCAGTTCACGCGGCATCGCGGGCAATGCCAGATGAACTTTGCCGATGAGATTGTCATTGGCGATTATGTAGCCGGCGTCCTCTACGCTTACGACATGAATGTCTATGTCGAGGCCAATACGGTCCAGAAGTGGCTCCGGTCGTGGCGGGCGCTTCCTACCGGACAAAACGACCTCAAACGAACGGCGCAGCATAGCCTTCAGCTAGACTGTGAGTCGGGCGTTGGACTATCCAACGGGCAGGGCAGTAATCCGCAAGTTATGCTGCGATGGTCCGACGACGGCGGCCACACATGGTCAAATGAGCATTGGAAATCAATGGGTAAGGCCGGCGAATACGGCAAGCGCGTTATTTGGCGGCGGCTGGGCATGACTCAAAAGATACGTGACCGCGTATATGAGGTGTCTGGCACAGACCCGGTCAAGATAGCGATTGTTGGCGCGGAGCTAATCTTGAGCCCGACCAATGCGTGAGAACACGACGCAAATCCCCGCCTCGCGTGTTCCGATCACGTTTACGGAACTTATCTCGCGTGAGTGGTATCGGTTCCTCTACAATATCTTTGCGATCCTCGGGAGCGGGTCGCTAAGATTTGGCGCGTTCCATAGCAGCGTGTCCCAACCGCTCGTCGCGGCCAACGTCGCGCAGACTATCACTTACAGCGCCACGGACATCTCAGCAGGCGTGTATGTTGGAACGCCAACGTCCAGGCTGTATGTGGATAGGCCGGGCGCGTATAACTTTCAGTTTTCTTTACAATTAATTAGCCGAAATACGGCGACTAAATTTGTCTATATATGGGCGCGAATTAACGGCACGGACGTCCCTGATTCCGCCACCAAAATCACCATGCAGGGCAATAACGACGCTTATGTTGCCGCGTGGAATTTTGTGCTAAGAATGAACACTGGGGATTATTTTGAACTCATGTGGTCTGGAAGTAATCCTAACATAGAAATACTGGCTGAAGCGGCAGCGCCGCCATATCCCGGTATCCCCTCGGTCCTTATGACCGTATCATGCAACATAGGTGAATAATGGCGGTCCTTACACCAGCCCCCAAGATGCAGTTCTTCGACATCAATGGCGAGCCTTTGGTGGGCGGGAAAGTCTATACTTATGAGGCCGGCACGACGACGGGGTTGGCGACATACGCGGACAGTAGCGGCACGTCAGTCAATCCGAATCCGGTTATCCTGAACGCGCGGGGCGAAGCTCCGATATGGCTCGGCGCGAGCATTTATAAGTTTAGGCTTACCGACGCCAACGACGTAGAAATTTGGACGGTAGATTACATTTCCGCGCCAATTTCGGGCGTCTCTCCCGTGCTTTCGGGAAATGTCGTTATTGACTCCAACTCATCCAATCCGGCGCTGAAGATCACCCAGACAGGGTTTGGCTTGGCGCTGCGCGTCCAAGACGCCGTCGACCCTGACCTCACGCCCTTCGCTATTGATTCGAACGGCAACGTGGGCATCGGCACCGCTAGTCCAGTAAGCGCCCTTGAAATCGCCGCGCCGGGCGTTTTCACCGGCGCTTGGGCGTATCTCCCCGCTGGCACGACCATGTTGTTTGCGCAAAGCAACGCGCCGACAGGCTGGACGAAGTCGACCACACATAACAACAAGGCGTTGCGCGTTGTGTCGGGGGCGGCCGGCACGGGCGGCACGGTGGCTTTCACGACGGCGTTTTCGGCGTCGCGCGGGCTTTCTGGTTCAACGAACGGTCATGAGCTGACCATTTCGGAAATGCCGGCGCACAGTCACACAATTGGCATCCAAGCAGCAACATACGCCAGCGGTCCAACGCCAGTAAACGGCGCTAACACGGGTACCAGTTCCACAAGCACCGTTGGCGGCGGCGCAGCGCACTCTCATACGCTCGCAAGCGGTTCGGTCAATCTAGACGTTCAGTATGTTGACGTGATTATTGCGGTGAAAGACTGATGGAACTAAAAAACGGCTCCTTCTGCCCGCTGATTAAGAAGGACTGCGTGCAGCTTAAGTGCGCGTGGTTCACCATGCTGCGCGGCACCAACCCAAACACCGGCAAGGAAGTCGACGAGTGGATGTGTGCTATTACCGCCATGCCCATGCTTCAGGTTGAGGTCGCCAAAGAGGCTCGTCAAGGCGCAGCGGCGACAGAGTCGTTCCGTAATGAAGTTGTGGCGCTCCGCCAACCTGTCCAACGAATGCGGCTTGTCTGATGACAACGCGGGTTGTCGAAAACCGTGATTTGGCGTTGAAGATCGGTTACGCGGCAACCGATTGGAACTATCCAATCACGTTTGAGGAGCATGTAAGCCGCGCCAAAAAATGGGACGTCCGGCTTATTGAAAGAGATGGTAACCCAATTGGGGCCATTTTTGAAAAAGACGGTGAAGTCCACTGTTCCATATTGCCAGAATGGCGGCGGCGATGGCTGACAAAAGGGCTTTTGCGTCAGATTGTTGGCGGCCCTGCGTTTCATACGCGTGTGGACGACGGGCACGACTATATGTATGGTATTCTAGAGCGTTTGGGCATGACGCGCGGTCCTGACGGCGTTGTGAGAAAGGTATCATAATGGGTTGGGGTAAAGCGGCGGAAGCCCAGACGCAGGGCATTCAACAGAGCATGATGGCTCAAATGCTGGCGGCGCAACAGGGCGCGCAGGCGCTTCAGCAGAGCCAGAAACAGGCCGAAGTTGCCTATCAGCCCTATCAGCAGTTTGGCACGGAAGCCACTAATAGACTGGCTGTTCTTATGGGGCTTCGCCCTGGCGAGGAATCCGGCGCGCTCATGCAGCAGCCCACTATTGCTCAGCTTCAGATGGACCCCGGCTACGCATTCCGTGAGCAGCAGGGAATGCAGGCCGTTAATCGTTCCGCCGCCGCAGCAGCAGGGCTTCAGTCGGGTTCAGCGTTAAAGGCGGCGCAGCGGTTCGGGCAGGACATGGCCAGCCAGGAATATGGCAATGCCTACAACCGGTTCATGCAGAACCGTCAGAATCAGATTGGGCTGCTTCAGGGCGGCGTCGGAACGGGTTTTGGCGCGGCGCAGGGCATCGGCAACGCGGCCATGAACACCGGGACTAATCTGGCGAATGTATATGGTAATCTGGGCCAAGGATTGGGCCAAGGTTACGCGGATGCGGGCGCGGCGCGGGCTAGTTCTTATATGGCCCCGACAAACATGCTTGCACAGGTTCTTGGCCAAGGCATCCAAGCCGCCGGGTACGCTTACGGGAGAAAGCCGTAATGGTCGTCCGATATACTCCTACGCCGGAATTTCAGTTTCCGAACGTCAATTTTCTTGGCGCAATGGCGCAGGGAGAGGCGTCGCGGCTCCAAGAGTTGCAGCAAGAAAAACTGGCGCAGCAACTTGAGCTTCAGAACAAAGCGGCCGTATATGCGGCCAATACAGACGCTCGCGCGGCTGAAAAAGAAGAGCAAGAAAAGCTTAACCGTGAATTTGATCTTGCGGCTAAATACAAAGATCAATTTAACACGGAGGTTTCTAAGCTCAACCCTCGTGCACCTAATTTTCAAGCCGGCTATGACGCACTCTTGCAAAAATATACGCCACTTGCCCCCACTTTGATGGCTAATGTGCCTAAAACGCATACGCCAGAGTCGTGGCAATCTTTTATTAGTGGCCATGATGACCTTATGAAACAGCTTTCTCCGACCGAAACTGAAACGGTCGTTGACGGCGTGCGCGGCAAAGCTCTGTTCAGAACAGACCCATTTACGCAGCAGCGGACTATGGTGGCGGATTCATTCGTTCCCGCAAGAGAAAAATGGTCGCCTGTTCGCAGCGAAAAACAAACAATTGAATATTATCAAAATGAATCGGGCACAAAAATATTAACGCCCGAAGAATATAAAGCTATGGCTACATCTCAGGCTCAACCCATAGCATCACGCGGGCAAGCAGGCGCGTTTCAAACGCCGGTCGCTTTAACGCCGCCCGCTGCGGAGCCTATGAATCTCGTTAATCAGGCTAAGCAAGGCGTTGCCAAAGTTGAAAGCGGCGGCAATTATGGCGCTATTGGCCCTGACGTTAAGCGCAAAAGCGGCGCGGTTGATAATGCCTATGGCAAGTATCAGGTTATGGGCGCGAACATTCCGTCGTGGACCAAACAGGCTATTGGCCGCAGTCTCACCCCGCAAGAGTTCTTGCGTGACAAAGACGCGCAAGAAGCCGTTTTTGAAGATCAGTTCAAACGCAACATTGCTAAATACGGCTCGCTTGAAGACGCCGTATCGGTCTGGTTTTCGGGCCGTCCGTTGGCGCAGGCCGCAAAAGCCGGCGCACGCGACGTAAACATGGGCGTTAGCGACTATGTCAGTAAGGTCATGGCTGGTAGCGTTGGCCCTTATCAGGCCAATAAAACGGTGCCTTTGACAGGCGAACGTCCGTCGCTCAGAGCGCTACCGGCTGAACCTATTAACGCGCTCGCGCCGTCTGTTGCGCCCGTAAATGCTTTTGCCGCGCCGGCCTCTGTAATGCCGGTTGTGCAACCGCCTGTTCCTTCTATGGCTGCCGCGCCTGAAGATACTGCCGTGCGGCAACAGAAGTTTATTGCTACCGCGCCTCTTGGCCAGACGGCCAAATACAAAAGCAAGGTTGAACTTGAGAATATGCTCACCAATTTTGGCAACGAGATAGAATATCTCGTTGAGCAAGGCGGTGTGCCTAGCGTCAAGAACACACCGGCTAAGAACGCGGAAATCTCCGCCGGCTCATCGTGGCTTGGTCAGGCGTATGGCCGCTTCACGGGTTCTCCAATTCAATCAACCCGCGATACGGTTGATAGCATTCGGCAAAACCTTGTGTCGGTCTTGGCACGTGCAACGGGCAAAACAGCGCAAGAACTTAACTCTAACTTTGACGTCAAGAACGCCATTAAGGCGCTCGGCGATCCGAAGGCGACGGTCGAGTCTGTTCGCGCCACGTTAAATAATCTCAACAAAACATTTGGCACAAATGTAGATATTTCCGGTTCTTCGGCTAAGTCTGAAAGCCGTCGACAGATTGAAGCGGCCAAAGCGGCTCCTTCAGAAGCGGCTGGCATCCCGCCGGCGGCGATTGAAGAGTTGCGTGCTAATCCGGGCACGGCAGCGATGTTTGACGAATACTTTGGCGTACCAGGCTTGGCGGCAAAGATTTTGGGGCGCTGAATGGAAAACCCATACTCTAAATACGCCAAACCTTCTGAAAACCCATACGCGAAATATGGTAAGCCTGAAGATTTGACGCTTGGCCGCGCTGGCGAAGTCGCTTTAGGTGAAGCGCTTCCTACCGCTGCGGCGGCGGGGCTTGGCGGTTTAGCGGGCGCGGCGCTTGGCGCGGGGGCGCTTCCGGCGGCGGCTTTAGGCGCTACGGCGCTTGGCGCGGCGGAATTGGGCACGTCGCTTTACAATCTAGCCGCGCCGACTCTTGGTGCGCAGCCGGTTCGCACTCCGGTTCAAATGTTCCAAGAAACTTTCACGCCGTCTTACATTCCTAAGACCGGCCCAGAAAAAGTCGAGGCTGGTTTAATTGGTGGCGCTCTTGGTGGGTTTACGCAAGCGCGAGGCGCTAATGCTCTGTTGCGGTATCTCATGCCCGAAACGCGGGGGGCTCGCATTGCCGAAGGTTTTGCAGCGGGTCCAGCAGCACAAACAGCCGCTGGCGCTGTCGGCGGGGCTGCGCCTGAGTATTACAAAGAAGTCGCAGGCGGCCAGAACCCTTATTTTCAATTTGGTCTTGGCGTGCTAGGCGGCGGCGTGGGCGGCCGCGCTATGGGGGCCATTGAGCGTGGCGTAACCGGAGCAATCCCGACGCTGGCGCAAAATATTGAGTTTGGCGCAAAAGAAATGGGCCAAACGGCGCGTAATCTGCGTGCTGAAGCCTATTCATCGGGCGCTAAATACGACGCTTCGGCCTACGATTCGCTTGTAAGCAAAATGGCTCAAGACTTTGCGGACCAATATCAATGGAGCCCGGCCAAAAAATCGCGGTTTGGGGCCATAAACGATGTTATGACCGACTTAACTTCGGCCACGGGTAAAGACGTGTCTATGGCAGACATACACGGTCTGCGCAAAGACGCCGGCGCAGTATTTCAAAATCCTAACGCTACGGAAGTCGAAAAGGCTATGGCGCATGATGTCATAGATCGCATTGATCTGTTCCGTAACGAGCCTATGAACGCAATTCCCGGCAAGGAGTTAGCGGCGGCTAAAGGCACGTCAGACCTTACTAAGTCTATAGAGGCTGATGCGCGGCTGTTTAGAAACGCCGATGTTCAAGCGGCGATGACCGCCGCTAAAGAATCTCCTAATTTTGCGACGGGGGTAAAACAACAGTTTACGGCGCTTAAAAAATCAGGCGCGTATAAATCTTTTACGCCAGAGCAACAAAAAATAATTGATGATCTAGCCAAAGGCCGCACGTCATCAAGCGCGATAAATTTTATGTCCGCTTTTGCCCCTAGCTTTAGTAAGACAGGATTAGCTGAAGCTGGACTTACTGCTGCGCCTTTTGCAGTCGGATTCATGCCGGACGAATACCGCGAGCGTTTTTTATTGGATGATTATGCTCGTCTTGGTGCATTAGGGGCTGTCGGGGGTGCAAGTCTGGGAATGCTTGCCAAGAATAGACAGACTGCTAACGCTATGCGCGCTTCGCAGCAGCTTCAGGCAAATGTCCTTGGAAACGTAGCGCGGCCTCCGGTCAATTACGCTAACCTTCCGTCGCTGGCAACGGCCGGTGCACAAGGATTGATGTATCAAGGCCAGAACGCCATGGCCAATCCGTATGCGCGATTTACGAGGCAATGATGGTCGAATATCAAGTTCTTTTTGACATCGCTATCGGCATTATCGGCGTAATGGGCGGCTGGACACTTAACACTGTCTGGGGCGCTGTCCGCGATCTTCAGAAGGCCGACAAGGAGTTGGCCGAAAAGGTTGGCGAGATTGAAGTTCTCGTCGCCGGCCGTTACATGACGCGCGTTGAGTTCAACGACACGCTTGGCCAAGTGTTTGCCAAGCTTGATAACATCCGTGACATGCTCGCAAACAAGGCAGACCGATGAAGTTCAACGCCACCAGCATCCGCCGCATGGCCGGCGTCGATCCGCGCCTCGTCGCGGTTATGAAGGCCGCACGCGCCGCCAGCCCAATTCCGTTTGAAATCACCGAGGGTCTGCGCACCAAGGAGCGGCAACGCTACCTCGTCAAGACCGGCAAGAGCCGGACAATGAACTCGTATCATCTTCGCGGTAAGGCGGTCGATGTTGTCGCCATGCCCGGCGGTAAAGTCTCATGGAACTTGGCCGATTACCGCAAGATTGCCGGGGCCGTGGCAAAAGCGGCAAAAAAGGCCGGCGTCACCATCACTTGGGGTGGGACGTGGAAAAGCATCGTGGACGGGCCGCACTGGCAGATTGAGGGATAGCCATGATCGCCGCGACAAAACTCCTTGGCGTGATCTTTGCCGTTACGTCGATGCTGTTGGCGGCGCTGTTCGGCTTTGCCAGCACCTTGTCGCTGAACTCACCGGACGCCCGCGAGCGCCGCGATGCGACGATCTCGGCTTTTTGGTCGCTCGTCGTTATCGGGCTGTGCGCCGTCCTGCTCATCACGCTATCTGGCTGTATGTCGGTAAAAGAACTATCGTGTCTGGCGCGCGACAATACGTCGCGGCCGTGCAACTAGGAGATTGATATGCTTACGAACTGGATGACAACTATCCCCGGCGTCCTGCTGCTGCTGCGCGTTTTGTGGGAAGCCTGGTCGACCAAGACGGTCAACTGGGCTGATCTTCAAAATGGCCTTATCGCTATCGGTCTAGTCGCCGCTAAGGACTTCAATGTGACCGGCGGCACCAAGCCCCAGGATTGAAAGCGGCAGGCTGAAATTGCCAAACCCAAGACCGTCGAAGAAACTGCTGCCGATCTTGATGCTGGTCGGTTTTAGCGGATGCAAATCGACCAGCGAAGGGTGTCCTCCGCTGGTCGACTATTCGGCAGAACGCCAGACCTTAGCTGCCAAAGAGTTACGCCGGCTCCCCGCGAATAGCGAGGTCGCTAAGCTGGTCGTCGACTATGGAAAGCTCCGCGCGGCGTGCCGGCTTTAGGTCTTTCTTGCGCTTGTAGCCAATCTCAGCCGCCGTGCCGGCCTTTGACTGAAGATAGTCCTCGGCAAACGTCGCGGCGAACAGTTCGTAGTTCACGGCGTCAATATGGCTGTCGAGATGCGTAGGAGACGCAAACGCGCGGGCGTTCTTAACGCAAGCCAGGATGATGGCGATTTCGTAAGGGTGAAAGTCTCGGCCTAGCCTTAGCGTGGCGATATCAGCGGCAAGCTGGAAATTTGACTCGATCCCGCCGTAGCCTTCGCCGCGCTGGTCAATGATCTTAGCCGCTTGGCTAAGCAGTTCGTGAGGATTCATCTATACTCTCCAAGAGTTCCGCCCGTTCGCGTAACATGCGCAGCACCGTGTAGCGTTGGTGCAACCGCACTAAGACCGTGGAGCGTCGGGTGTCCCGCTTCTCGGCTTCCAGAAGGTCCAAGACCTCCTGTTCGGTCAGATCGGCCAACCGATCATTAAGCTCTTTCCATGTCAGATAGTTCGGCAAGGGCCAACTCCGCTAAAGACTTCTTGTCGTGTAACGCGCTGAAGATACGCTCGTCAATAGTTTTATTACACATCAGCACATAGCACCAGACATCTCGGGTCTGGCCGCTGCGGTGCAGCCGCCCCACGGTCTGCTCGAACAGTTCCAGTGACCATGGCAGGGACAAGAAGATGATTTTGTTGCCGCCGAACTGAAGGTTGAGCCCGTGGCCGGCGCTCTTGGGGTGAATGGCTAGAAGCTCTATTTCCCCTTTGTTCCAGTTTTCAATTGCGTTGTCATCGTCTATCGTGGAAAGTTTATACCGACGCTGAAGCTCGGCTAACTCTTCCTTGTAGTTGTAGACGATGATGGTGTTGTCGCGCTGGTTTTCGTCGAGGATGTCTCGGAGGGCGTCAAACTTGTGATAGCCAAACCACTGAGCAGCGCCTTGGCCATCATAAGCGAAGCCGGAGGTAAGCTGTTGAAGTTTGTTTGTGAGAGCAGCCGCCGTTGGAGCCGTGATCTCTTCATGCACATATTCCTTCTTCATGTTCTCGTAAGGCGTGCGGTCATCTAGATCGCACCGCATCTCGACGACGTGGAGCGGCGGCAGCTTGTCCTTATACTCGCCAGGCTCCAGCACATAGGTTGCCGGCTTGATGGTATTCATGACCTTGGGCAGCGCGTTCGGCAACGGCTCCCACTGGCCGTAGTCGCGGTTTGTGCAGTAGAAATACCGTTGCAGAAACGCGCCCTTGCTACGGCCAAGCAACGTCTGATCGACGACTTTGCATTGGCCGAACACATCAATCAGCCCATTCGATGTAAACGATCCGGTTAGCCCCCACCTGATCTTGAATTGGTCGAGGATTTTGAGAAGATGTTTGAATCGTTTGCCAGACGGGTTTTTCAGCCGCGTCAATTCGTCGAAGACGATGCCATCAAAGCCAGCCGGATCGACGGAGGGGATGTTATCGTAGTTGGTGACAACGATGTCGGCGGCCGAATCAAACGCTTTCTTGCGTTGCGCGGGCGTGCCAACGGCGACGGCGATGTCGAACGTCTCGGCCCATTTGCGCCCCTCTACCGGCCAAACGTCCGTGCAGACGCGCTTGGGCGCAAGGACCAGCCAACGGTCGCAATGTCCGCGCACGGTCATCTCGGTCATGGCGGTCAGCGTGATCGCCGTCTTGCCCGCGCCGACTGGCGCGAGGATCATTGCCCGATCATGGGCGAAGAGGAAATCGGCGGCTTCGTGTTGGTATGGTCGCAAATCCATTCGTCGACATCCTGTGTTGACCATAGGCAGGCGTAGTTCTGGTTCATTTCGCGCATGTCGGACGCAAAACGTTGTTGCAACGGCGATAACTTGCCGCCGGGGCGCTTCAACTCGACAAAATGTGTGGACCCGTCCGCAAAGCAGACGACGCGATCACTTACGCCGCGATTCGACGGCGAAACAAACTTATATGCTTTGCCGCCAACGGCTTGCACACACTTCACAAAATATTTTTCGATGTCTTTCTCAAGCATTGTCTTCGTCCGCAAAGACCTCGCATGATTCTTCGCACCCAGCGCCTACATCAAAATCTGGGTCAAATACCGATGCATCGTCGTCAGCGCGGTTAAATCGGGCTTTCTTTTTTTCATATTCAACAAAAAGATCTTCAACGGACATATTTCCACGAAAAAAAGTGCGCCGGTAATCGGCAGGTAGAGGATCGCGCCGTGTTGTTGGATCTTTTAAAAACTCGGGGCCGACCTTGCCATAAAGGCGTTCCATGCGTTTTGGAAAATCATAGGCGCTCGGATTTTCGTCAATTATGGTGAGATGTTTCCGAAGTGATTTTTTCCAGCACCATTTGCAATTACCTTGATACCCTCTTAATTGCAGGCGAAATGGTTGGACCCCCCACCAACTATTTATCTTAGGCTTAGTCATCGGATGAGGGCTGATAAGTGGATATACAATACGGCGCTGTGCCGCTGCTGCCGACATGCGGTCAATCTCGTCGGCGCGTATTCCTATCGCTAAATCATAAGAGCCTAATGCCCACCCACAAGATTTAGCGTATGCTTCAATAGGCTTTTGTTTAAGGTTGCGGGTGCAATCCTTGAATTTAGCGTTAGGTATGCCGTATTTTTTGATCGCGTCTTCAAACGGCGTTCCGTCGCGCGAAGCCGTGTCAAAATTTACAACTTTAAATCCTGCTGCTCGGCGGGCTCCGTGAAATTGAATTGCTTCTATCCATACAGTTCCAAAACCAAAATGCGCGTCACAACATCTAACAAATTCAAGAGTTTGTTCGTTTTCTTGGCCTGTGTTAGCAAACACAACCAAGATTTCGTCATATTGATTCTTCCAATTTTGAAGAATCCAATTTGTCATGTAAGCCGATGTTTCTCCACCAGAAAAACTTATCAATAGCCGTTTCATCGCGTCCTCCATGAAATTATTTCTTGCACACCCGTAAAAGATTGTCTAGTGTCCGAATCATAGAAAGGTAAGGTCATGTCACACAGCAACATCGTCGGCGGTTCGACCGCCAAGCGCCTCATTAAATGCCCCGGGTCGCGCAAGCTTGTGGTGGAAATGCCGCCGCAGCCGTCGAGCAAATACGCCGAAGAAGGCACGCGCCTCCACAACGCGATGCACATGATCTTGTCGCATGGCGACCGTGTGGAGGATTACGAGAACAACGAAAAGCTCATGTTCGCGCTTGACGCGCTGGACCAGATCGACCCAGATAAGCGCCTTGAGTTTGCCACGGAGGTTAACGTCCATTTCAACGATTTTCTCGCCGGAGTTTACGGTAGTTGCGATCTCGCTGGTCGTGTGGGCAATCGTGCGATAATCCTTGACTGGAAGTTTGGCGATGGCGTCGCCGTCGAAGCCGAAGAGAGCGAACAGCTTATGTTCTACACCGCCGCGGGTATGCGGACGGCGGAACTGGCGTGGGTGTTCGACGGCATTGAAGAGATCGAGCTTATCATAGTCCAGCCGCCATATGTGAAGCGTTGGGTGACGACGATAGAACGCATCAAGCAGTTCGAGCGTGCGCTGTATGACGCTGTGCAGACTTCGTTCCGACATGACGCGCCATATGCCAGCGGCGACCATTGCCGGTGGTGCGCGGCCAAGCCGGTCTGCCCGCTGCTGACGGGCAAGCTGGAGCGCGCCGTTGCGACGAAGGTGAAGGCTATAGACGCGGAGAAACTGGGAAATGCTCTGGAAATGGCGGCGCTTGCGGAAGACTGGGCTAAAGGCGTCCGCGAGTTGGCGCAGACGTTGTTGGAAAACAACGTGCCGGTCCCTGGCTGGAAACTTGTCCCCAAAGGCGCCCGTCGACAGTGGGCGAATGAGGAAAGAGCTAGAGAAAGTCTTACAGAAATGGGACTGGATACCGAGGAATTGATCGTAACCGAATTGAAGTCGCCGGCACAAATCGAGAAAGCGCTGAAGAAGCACAAGCTTCAATTGCCGAGCGACCTGACGGTTTCGATCTCATCAGGTAACACGATAGCGCCGGAGAGTGATCCCCGTCCTGCCGTGCTTACGATAGGCAAGGACATTCGTTCTGCCTTCTCTAAACTTGAGGTGAAGTAATGTCTAATATCGTGAAGTTCGGTAACGCCAATCTCCCCACCGCTACGTCGCTTGCGGCGTCGCTGCGCAGCCTCGACGTGGACGCGGGTGTCGGTTCGGTCATCCTTAAGATGGACAAGACCGGCCACTGGGTCTACGGCGCGGACCAGACTGAGATCGACAAGGAAGGGCGTTGGGCGGTCAATCCGTTCTCGTTCGTCCACGGTTTCATTGCGTGGGGAGAGGGCGAGGTGCTTGGCGAGAAGATGGTGTCCATTACGGAGCCGCTTCCCGAACTGGACGTGCCGCCGCCTGGCGCTAAGCGTGGGTGGGAGCCGCAGATCGGCATGAGCGTCAAGTGCCTTTCTGGCGAGGATAAGGGCGTCGAGGCGCGTTACACGGTCACATCCGTGGGCGGTAAGCGCGCGATGCACCAGCTTGCCATGAAGGTTGCCGATCAGGTGGAGCAGAATCAGGATGCGCCCGTGGCGATTCTGAAGCTGGGTTCCGAGTATTATCAGCACAAGAGCTACGGTCGTGTGTATACGCCGGTGTTCGACATCATCGACTGGGTTTCGTTGGAAGGCGAGCCCGCAGACGCTCCGGCGGATGCGGTCGCTGACACCGGCCGTCGTCGTCGTGGCTGATAATAGGGAGAGTGGGGGCGCAAGCCCCCGCTTTTTTAAATGAAAATCCTCGACATCATCAAGGAAGAGGCCGCGCGAGGCGGCTACACGGTCGCGCAGATCTTGGCGGATGATCGAACGTTGCGCATTACCAAGTTGCGTCAATACGCCATGTGGCGGGCGCGGGCGGAAACCAAACGGTCGCTGGCTGAGATTGGTCTTATGTTCAAGCGCGATCACACGACGGTCCTGTATGCGTATCAGAAGATAGATGCGATGCCCTCTGACGTGCGAATAGCCCTGCCGCCGATGTTCCTTGTGCCGCCTAGATTCGCGTCTGTTTCACACGGAGCGCGGCGGTATCTCGGCCGTGAGTGTGCGCGCTGTCATGGCCGTGAGCGTTACGTTGCGAATAGCGGCTGCGTGGAGTGTAAGAGACTAAACAATTGGGCGACTCGACATGCGAAAAATAGTCTGGGAACCAGAGATGGACGAGCAGATAAGGCGCTTGGCTGCGTCGCGGTTGAGCAGCCGAGAGACTGCTGAGCGGTTGGGTTTGCCGCATGAGCGCGTAAAGAAGCGCGCCGCGCGGATCGGCGTGCGGTTCGGCCGATATACCGCCGCCCAGAAGAACGCGCCTGGCGGCCATCGCGCCGCCGACGAGCGTAGCGCCGAGCTACTGAGACAAGTGGGGATGAGGATATGACTGACGAAATCGAACGCCTGCGCGCCGAACTCGCCGCCGAGCGGGAGCGCGTGAGAGAGCTTACGGAAGAAATGCAAGAGCGCCGTGATGAATTTGCGGCGTATCGCATAGACGTAAATGACCGCATAACCAAGCTGCGCGAGGCGCTGGAGGAAGTGACAAACGCTTTGGCGGAAAGCGAGGAAGGCCCGCGCATAGACCGCGCCCGCGCAGTGCTGGCAGAAACCAAAGGAGAGTAAGATGACTAAGACAGTGACCATTGACGGTATTGAGTATGCGCCTGTTCAGAAGAACACAGGAACACGCGCCGTTGTTGTTGTGGACCGTGGTTGGATTTTCGCGGGCGACGTGACACGCAAGGATGGACGGATTTATCTGTCAAACGCGCTTCACGTTTTCAAGTGGGTGTCGGGTGGTTTTGCCGGAATGATTGCGGACCCGAAGAACGCGAAAGCCGACCTGCGAAAAATTGCAGACGTAGACATCCCAGAAGGAGCTGAAGTGTTTTGCGTCCCCGTGCCGGACGGATGGGGGTGCTGATGGCCAATACCTTCTATCCTGTTGGCTATGGCTCTGGCTCTGGCTATGGCTATGGCGATGGCGCTGGCTATGGCGATGGCTATGGCGATGGCGCTGGCGATGGCGCTGGCTATGGCGATGGCTATGGCGCTGGCTATGGCTATGGCGCTGGCTATGGCTCTGGCTATGGCTCTGGCTCTGGCTATGGCGATGGCGCTGGCTATGGCGATGGCTATGGCGCTGGCTATGGCTCTGTAGACCGAAACATGCGGCGGAGGCGGGGATGAGTGACCTTATCGAACGCGCAGCAAAGCATGTCGCAGCCTTGAACGGCCATTCCGACGAATGGGAACGCTTTATGGACGAAGCGCGCGACTATGTGAGCTTTGCCGTCGAAGAATGCGCCAAGGTTGCGGAAGGCTTCCCGCGTAACCGCGAATGGGTGCCTGGGAGCCTTTACGACACGCTGCGGCGGGAGACGGCGGCGGCTATTCGGAAGCTTGGAGGCGGGGATGAGTGACGATATGACGCCTTTCAAAATAGACCTTAATCCACAAGACGCGGCGGAACTTATTAAGGAACTGTGCGAGGAGAACACCCGCCTCCGCGCGGAACTCGCCGCCGAGCTTGAAACATCAATACGCGCGCGGGCCGCACATGGAGCCGCGCTTCTCAAGATAATGAAGCTGCGCGAGGCGCTGGCAAAGGCGCGCGATTCAATAGATGTGCGCTTCTCTGACGATGAATACAACGCCGTTGTTGACCGCATCGACGCCGTGCTGGAAGAGACGAAGGGAGAGGAAAAATGAACGCGAATGAAAAACTGATTGCTGATAAATTGGCGCGGAAGGGCTTTACTATCATAGACAAAGGATGGCCGGATTTTCTATGCGTTAAAAAACAATATGTTAATGGGCAAAAAGTCTATGAATACGCGACTTCGGGCGTTATGTGCGTGGAAGTTAAAGCTGGCAAAGATAAATTGTCGGACGCTCAAAAATCAGTCCACGCCATACTCAAGAATATAGGTCTTCCAGTCTATACTATACACACGGATATGCTGGTAGAAAAACGAACATTCAATACGCGGCGGTTCATAACGCACGACGAATTAAGGTCCGCTAAAGCGCAATTACATGATCTGCAAAGAAAAGCCGATGAGTTGCAGCGCATAATAGACGAGACATCTTTTCTATTGGACGAAAGCGATGTCGATAGAATTGCTGAATTGAGTAAATTCGCATGATCTTTTGGGCAGACTTTGAGACGCGCAGCGCGTGCGACCTGAAGGCGGGGGGAGTTTACAACTACGCCCGTCATCCCACGACTGAAGTGCTGTGCATGTCCTACGCTGAAGACGACGGGCCTGTCCGCACATGGCGGCCGGGCGATCCCTTTCCCGCGATCAAAGGGCAGATACGCGCTCACAACGCGGCGTTCGAACGGCTGATCTTCTGGCATGTGCTGAAGATGCCTATACCGTTGGAACAGTTCTATTGCACGGCGGCGCAGGCTCGCGCCAACTGTGCGCCAGGGAGTTTAGAAGATGTTGGTCGCTTCGCTGGAACGAGTATGCGCAAGGATCATCGTGGCGCTGCTCTTGTGCGGGCTTGCTGTATCCCGCCTTATAAAGATGATCTCATCCCAGAGTTGATCGAGTATTGCGAGCAGGACGTGCGGACCATGCGGGCCGTCAGTCAGGCCATGCGCGAACTGACGCCGGAAGAACTGGAGGATTACCACGTCAACGAACGGATCAACGACCGGGGCGTCTTGGTGGATGTGCCGCTCTGCCAAGCGGCGGTCAAGTATGCCGCCGACGAACTGGCCGAGATACAGGAGACGGTGCGGACGCTGACGCGGGGCGAGATCCTGTCCGTTCGCAGCCCCAAGATGCGCCTATGGGTGCAGGACCGGCTCGGCCCCGAGGCGCTGAAGCTGATGGAGCGCGACGACAAGTTCTCTATTGACAAAACCGCGCGGGCGAATCTCCTTGCTGTAGACGACCCCGAACAGGTGCCCCCCGATGTCAGAGAAGTCATTCAGTGTGCAGATGATCTTTGGGCGTCTTCTGTTGCTAAGTTTGATCGTCTCGCCAAGCTTGCTGGCGATGATCATCGTGTCCGAGGGGCTTTCGTTTTCGCTGGCGGCAGCGCCACAGGTCGCGCCTCTTCTTACGGCGCACAAGTCCACAATTTCACCCGCAAATGCGCCGAAGACCCTGAAGCCGTGCGCCATGCCATGGTTCGAGGCCACACCATCGTGCCTCAGTTCGGACGTCGCGTCACAGACGTTCTGCGGGGTATGCTACGACCCGCGCTGATCCCGTCGCGCGGTAAAAAGTTCGTCGTAGCCGATTGGTCTGCCATCGAAGGCCGCGTCAACCCGTGGTTGTCGGGCCGTGGTGAGGATAAGTTACAGCAGTTCCGCGACCGGCTCGATCCTTACGTCGTCAACGCCAGCCAGACCTTCAGGGTCGGCTACGCCAAGGTAGACAAGGCCCAGCGTCAGGTCGGCAAGGTGCAAGAGCTTGCCTGCGGGTTCGGTGGCGGCGTGGGGGCCTTCGCGGCGATGGGCCGGGTATACAATGTCCACTTACCGGAGGTGCAGGCGCGGCGCATGGTAGACGCCTGGCGCGCGGCTAATCCTTGGGCTGTGCCGTTCTGGTCTGATCTTGAGACGGCATACACAAGAGCGGTCAGGAATCAAGGAAAGATATTCAAGGCCGGTCGGATTTCCTACTACTGCGACGGTCAGCATCTCTGGTATGCTCTGCCTTCCGGCCGCGTGCTATGCTACCCTAACGCCAAGTTCGAGGATGATGGCTCGATCACCTATTCAAAGGCGGCTTGGAAGCCTGCGGCCGACGCTAAGGAGTGGCCTAGAGCGCGTCTCTGGCGCGGGCTTGCGTGCGAGAACGTCACACAAGCGACCGCCCATGACCTTCTACGTGAGGCTCTGCGCCGTTTGCCTGACGTTGTGCTGCATGTTCACGATGAGATTGTGCTGGAGACTGACGCGCCGGACGATGCGAAGGCGGTTCTTGAGCAAGTGATGACGACGCCGCCCGCATGGGCCGAGGGGCTACCGCTCGACGTAGAAGCGAGCGTGATGGAGAGATATGGCAAATGATGCTCGACTATTTTACCGGCCTTGCGCCGAAGGGTGAGACGGCGCTGATCGTTAAGCAGATCGACACGGGCCGTCTGCACAAGGACGGTTCGCCTAAATACACTTGGCCAGCTTACATGCCGACGCACAAGCGCAAGGAAGGCGAGAGTTGGTTCCTAAATACGGGCTCATTCATTCGCGACCGTATGCCTAGCAAGCCATCTGCCAGCGTCGCCAACTGCACGCATGTCCTGTTCATGATGCTGGACGACATTGGCACTAAGAGCAAGACGCCGCCGCTCCCGCCGACCGCTATCGTTGAGACGAGCCCCGGTAACTTCCAATACTGGTATGCCTACAGCGACCAGCCGACCGTCGAGGAGCATTGCGCGGCCCTGACCGCCATCGCAGCCGCCGGCTACACGGACCCTGGCGCGACTAACGCCGTGCGCAACTGCCGCCTGCCCGGCTCGGTCAATGTCAAGCCCGGCCGCGACGCCTTCGTCTGCCGCGAGGTGGAGTTCCACCCCGAGCGCGAGTTCACACTTGCCGAGATTTGCGCCGCCCTTGAGGTGACGCCTGCCGAGGTGGGAAACGCGCAGCGGATTACGTTTCGCGTAAAAGACACGGGCAACGACACGGTGTTGGCGTGGCTCAACGAACAAGGGCTTGTCACCTCCAACGTCAACGCCGAAGGGTGGTGCGGCGTCGTCTGCCCGAACCATGCCGATCATAGCGACGGCCAGATCGAGGCCCGTTACCGGCCGCTCGACCGTTCGTTTTGTTGCTATCACGCCCACTGCGAAGACCTCGACAGCAAATTTTTTTGTGACTGGGTGGCCGAGCAGGGCGGCCCGCGCGTGACGCCTGGCTTCCGCGATGACTTGATTGCGGACTATACGAGCAGGCTTGACAAGCTCACGCCCACGGCGGCGTTTCCTGATGAAGGGGCGGCGCGCATTGCCGAGACGGAGGCCAAGCAGGCCGGGCGCGAGGGCCGCGCCGAGTGGCATGGCCGCTTTGCCTATATCATCGACGACGACGCCTACTTCGACCAGGTGACGTGCAGCGAGATCAGCCGCAAGGCGTTCAACGCCCTGTTCCGGCACGTCGAATGCACGTCCATGGGGCCGAATGGCAAGGCCCGCCGTGTCGAGGCGTCGCACTGGTTCGACGAGCAGCGCGAGGCCCGCGGCGCTTACGCGCTCAAGGGCCTGACCTACGCCGCCGGAGAGGAGCAGCTAGTCCAGAAGGACGGCCTTGTCTATGGCAACCTTTGGCGCGACGCGAGGCCCCAAGTGACGGGCGGCGGCGACGTGACGCCTTGGCTCGACCACTGCCGCCGGCTGGTGCCGGAACCGGCCGAGCTGGCGCATATCCTCGACGTCATGGCGTTCAAAATCCAGAACCCGCGCATCAAGATCAACCACGCCGTCCTGCACGGCGGCAAGGGCGGCTGCGGCAAAGATACCATGTGGTCGCCCTTCATATGGGCCGTCTGCGGCCCGCATGAGAAGAATAAGGGCCTGATCGACAATGACAGCCTCACAAGCCAGTGGGGCTATCAGCTCGAGGCCGAGATCGTCGTTCTCAACGAACTGAAGGAGCCAGACGCCCGCGACCGCCGCGTGCTGGCAAACCGGCTGAAGCCGATCATCGCCGCCCCGCCTGAGATGCTGTCGATCAACCGCAAGGGCTTGCATCCCTACGATATGGTGAACCGCATCTTCATGCTGGCGTTTACGAACGAAGACATGCCGATCACGCTCGACTCGGATGATCGGCGCTGGTTCTGCGTCTGGTCCGAGGCCCCCAAGATGACCCACGCCGCCGCCGACGCGCTCTGGCGTTGGTATAAGGCTGGCGGCTTCGAGGCCGTGGCGGGCTGGCTGCGCGCCCGCGACGTGTCCAAGTTCGGCCCCCAGGCCATGCCTCCCATGACCGATTACAAGCAGAAGCTTATTTATGTTGGCATGAGCAACGCCGAGGGTTACATCTTTCATGAGATCGAAGCCGGCCATGCGCCGTTCAACGTCGATATTATCGCCGGTCCCTGGCATAAGATCGTCAAGGACATGACCGACGCCACGAATGGTTCTGTTAAGGTTGTCCAGCCGGCGCTGTTTCATGCCCTGAAAGAGGCCGGATGGATTGACAAAGGGCTCTGCTATTCGACCGACTATAAATCGAAAAAACATTGTTTCGTGCGCCCGGCCCTGCGCGACTGGACCCGTTCGGACGTAAGGCGCGAGCTCGCGCGAATCACGGGTGAAGGAAGGGACGCGCCGAATGTCGTCGGAATCAAAGGTTGATCTTTATTCGGTCGTTATGCCGGTTTTGGTAGAATTAACCGAGGCCGCCGACGAATATCTTGACTGGGCCGCGACGCCGGGGGACGATGAATGTCCGCCGGAAACGGTGGAAAGGCTTTGCAAGGCCCACCAAGAGGCCCAAGATCGGCCCATAACTATTCGGTCGGACTCTGCGTCCGGCAGGCACAATCAGAGGAGCATCGATGCCCGATGACAAACCCATGGAGACGCATGCCAACCCTTCACTCGGACCGTTTCTGAAGAAGGCCCGCCAGGACATGCGGATGTCGCTGCGCGAGGTTGAAGAAGCCACGGGTAAGGAGATCTCGAACGCGTATCTGAGCCAGTTGGAGAGCGGCAAGGTTACGAAACCGTCGCCGCATGTGCTGTACGCGCTATCGACCGCCTTGGGCGTCGCCTACGAAACGCTGATGGAGCGCGCGGGGTACATCGTGCCCGCGTCGAGCCGTGTCGACGGTGAAAAGCACGGTAGAGCCGCGACCTTCTCGATCGACAATCTCAGTGCCGAAGAAGAGACTGAACTGCTCGACTATCTCACCTATATCCGCTCCAAACGGAAATAATCATGCGCAGGCCGGACGCTTGATAGAGGGCCTGGGCCATGGTCAGATTTTTTCTTGAGGCGCTGTTAATTTGGCTATGTCAACCAACGCCGATTCCAGTGCGAGTCGTAAGCGCTCGTTCTCGGCATAGGCGGCGTTGAGGTTCCACTGGGCGCGGTCGCGCGCCTCGGAATAGCCCTTCAGGTAAGCTTCCGTTACCTCTTGCTGAAGCGCCTTCAGGCGCCGTTCGAACTCGGCCTGCGTCATAAAAGAAAACCCCGCTCGCGCGGGGCTCCAAGTCGGGGGAGGAAAGTGACACCGCAAGGCGTCACAAGTCTTTTAGCAGCGTTCAGCCGGTGTTGCAAGTTCCGTCGCCGAAATAGAGCATATCCAAGCGCCGAACAATTTCTTGTTCTGTCAAGATGGGGTGCTCTTTCGTGCCAGGCTCTATCTTGCGCCAGAACGCCCATAGGGGCGGGTTGACTTCATAGCAGGGGCGATCCTGCGGCCAGTCCGGCACAACGGCCCCATACTCCTCGAATTGTTCTTGCCACATTTATTTGACCCCCAAAAAGATTTCAATCAGGACGGCAATCAAGATTGCCACGGTTTCGGTAGGTTTCATAGCGTCTCACCCCATACATGATCGTCGTATGGTCGCGCCCGCCTAGGACGCGACCGATTAGCTTGTAGGACATTCCCAGCTCTAGCCGGGCGCGGTGCATGATCTCGAACCGCGCCCACGCCACGCCCGCGCGCCGCGTGTGCCCGATTAGATACTCTGTTGAGATGTTATGCGTCGCCGCGACTTCCCGAATCAGTTCGTGCATTTCGAGGGCTTGTCTCTCTTGGTGCCAGCTTAGCATGTCGGGCCTCAATTTCGTTCGTGATGATAGACGCGCGGAACGAATCCGCTTCTGTTTCCAACATGATCGCAAGGGCCTCTTCCGAAAGCCAATGCAATAGCTGGCTGAATTCGAAATAGTCTTTCATTCTAGCCATTGTCATGGTCCTCCACACATTTCTGCGCAACGTGGTCGCTTGCTTCAAGAGTAGCCGCAGCGGCGTCAAACAAGTGCGAACCGCGCGGCACGATCATTGACTCGTCATCGCCGCTAATCACTAGGCTTTGGAGCCTGATGTTAGTCGGGCCGCCGCGCCAGCCAATGCTAGGGTCCGGGCTTTCCCAGAGATACGTGAGCATAGCCGTCCCGTATAGATAACAGGCTTGACCGGGCCAAGGTTGGAACTCGTCCAATTCGTAAATGATATAGTTGCTCATGCTACTGCCCTCAAAAATTCGCGCGCCATTGCCTCGACGTCGCCCGTTGCGGCGATAGCGGCGGCGGCCGATAGGGTTAAGCCAAAGCGGCTTAGGAAGGCCGCTAGTTCGCCTTCCGGCACTTTGGCCAGTATGGCCGCCGCTTGCTCGATTCGCTTACGGCTGACACGTTTGCGCGTTTCCTTGGCCGGTTCGGTGGCCGGGCTTGCCTTTGGCCAAGTGTAATGCGGCATAGGTTGAATTTTATCGTCTTCCTTCCATGATTTAGCAGGGACTTTCATTGGCCGCATTTCCCGCGTTGCTTCCGCGAGAATAATATCCTTTAGCTTTGGGTTATACATGGCAAAGCCCTTCTGGCGGCGCTTGGTTTCCTTGGACGTATACTGCCACGTATGCCCCGCTTTCACTTGCGGCCGGCCATCTTCCGACATGGTGAATACGTTACCATTGGCGGCGTGAAAGACGCCCTTGGACTGCCAGTTCGCTTCGCACCATTCTTTGATGTTCATGATCTTAACCTTTCTTTACGGGTTGATAGGTCCAAGCGCCTTCGTTCTTTGGCATGGTTGCGGGCGGTAGGTCAGGGCAGACTTTTTGGACTGTCTTTGTGACGTGACGCAATAGCGTTCCACTAAAACCCGCGTTAATAGCGTCAAAGACGTTAGCGCCCGCGTCAATGTCCGCCAGCACGTCGTCGACGCGCGCTAGATACTGGCCAAGCGCGTAGATATTGTAGCCGCGCTTTGTGGATTGTTTACGGTCGTACGCCGTTACGGCGTGAACTAGGATAGCTCGCATTATCTTAGCCTTTCTTTCCGACACGGAACCCGTGAAGGTTGATGACAATGTCGCGCGGCGAATTAGAGCTATTCCCGGCGCATAGGCCGCACAAAGCGCAACTAGTCTTCGCGCCATTTTCTTTGGCCGCTGGACAACCAATCTCAGAACGGGCTTTCGGCTCCGCCGCCCGCTTGGCGCGGAACGTACGCCAACCACAAGCGCTCGCCAGCAATTGATCGGATTCCGTTTCGCATGACGCCATGCAAAGCGCGCTAAAGGCTTGGAAGGCCGGATTGCGCCATTGGTGGCTGTAACCTGTGATCTTCTTGGCCTTAGCAGTGCAAGCTTGCCATATAGCGAAAGGAGCCGCGGCCGGATCGCCATAAGTGCCAAGCCGGAACGCTAGCCCGGCGAATAGTTCGGGCAGAATTTCGGCGCAATAGTCGACGCCCGGCCGGGCGTATCGATTCCGCTGATAAGCGCCAAAGACGCTAACAACCGATTTCGCCACGTCGACATAACAATTGCCTCCGTTAAACGGTCTTTGTGGGCAGTCGCCGCAAACAGCATCGTCCCGGCCATCCTGCAACGCGCGGAACGGGTTAACGTCGGCGGCCAATATGAAGGTTTGCACCATTGCGCCGGTCTTATCGTTGTTAGACTTTGCCACAATGCGATTTGCAATAACGACGATCGGCGCGCCATTGATGGCGCTTGGCCCTTCATAAAGGATCACACCTGTGAACTGATTCCGCTTGATAGCGGTGAGCATGTCTTGTGCAGTTGTTATCATTGTCTTCGTTCCTATGTTGATAGGTTACAGCGCCGCGCGGGTTAGGCGCGGCGCTGTTAGATGATAGCCGGGATGGCGTGGGTAAACACGACGACCGCGACGAGCGCGGCGGCGATTAGCTCGATTATCTGATTTGCATACATGTGACCTAACCTCCTACATTGTGGATAGGTTACAGAGTAGGGCGTGATTTTCTGTCCGTCAAGGATTTTTTTATCTAGGCGAGTTGGCCAAGCGATATATGCCGGGCTTAGGCGAGTCGACGGCGCGCGAAATGCTTTTAAAATCCTATTGATAGGTTATTAGACAGATAGATGGTAGTTATTTGAATCTTAAGAATTTTACAGTAATAATATGTAGATTAAATTTATCTGTGGCGGATTTGTTAGGCGGTTTAGAATCGCCTATATCGCCTAACTCGCCTAACCTCGCCCCGCCGCGCCCGCGTCAAAAGCTGCCGAAAAAATCTTTCATCGACATATGCAGTTTTGCTCGACGTTCGCCCATTGTTCTTTTTGAGCTTGGTTGCGCGTTAGGCGAGCGGCGCTTACACTGGCAGAGCTCGAAGAGAACGGGCGCGCCGGGCGGCGCGATGTTGGGAGAATGTCGCGCCGCCTATCGGCGCACGCAATGTTATAACGTTACGCAATGTTATAACGTGGCAAGCGGGAACGAGGCAGGGGGGCTGGGCCTTGGGCTCTCCGTTAAAAAATACGCAGCCATCACGCGAACTTTTTTATTTTTTGTGATAAAAGGTCTTATGACGTTTGAGAGCCTTCCATACGAACCGCGCCAGATCGCCGCGACAGAGGCGGTGCTAGAGCGCATTTACACGGCCGCGCGAAAGGGCCTAAAAGGTGACGCGCTGGCGTATGCGGCGGGGCTGACGCCGCTGGAATATCGGCGGCTCACGCAACTGGACCCCATCGCGGAGTATGCCGAACAGAAGGGACGCGCCGAGAGTGAGGCCGAGATGGCGAGCGTTCTAAGAGACGCCGCCCTCCAAGGCGACACCAAGGCGGCGTTGGACATCCTCAAGCATGTGCATAAGTGGACCGCGCCGCAGTCGGTGCAGGTGCAGGTCGAGCAACGCATATCTATCTTAGCCGCGCTGGAAGAGGCGCAGATGAGGGTTATTGAAGGTGCAGACGCCGATATACTCAGCGGACGAAGAACAGAAGCTGATGGCCACTATGTGGTCGCCACAGGTGAAGAACGATCCGGTGGCGTTCGTGAGGCTGGCGTTCCCGTGGGGGAAGGCGGGAACGCCGCTTGAGCATTTTACTGGGCCTAGACGCTGGCAGTTGGAGGTGCTGCAAGACCTGCGGGACCATATCAAACAGAACAACGGCCGGGTGGACTTTGAGACGTTCCGCATGGCCACCAGTTCAGGCCGCGGCATCGGCAAGTCGGCTCTCGTCAGTTGGCTAGTCATATGGATGCTGACGACCCGTATCGGGTCCACGACCATCGTTAGCGCCAACAGTGAGGCGCAGCTTCGCTCGGTGACGTGGGCCGAGATCACCAAATGGCTGTCCATGTCCCTCAACACCCACTGGTTCGAGGTGAGCGCAACGCGGGTGCTGCCGGCCAAGTGGATCGCGGAACTGGTCGAGCGCGACCTGAAACTGGGCACGCGCTACTGGGGCGTTGAGGGGCGGCTGTGGTCAGCAGAGAACCCTGACAGTTACGCGGGCGTCCACAACTTCGCGGGCGTCATGCTGGTGTTCGATGAGGCGAGTGGTATTGATGACAGTATATGGGCGGTGGCCAGCGGCTTCTTCACGGAGAATACTCCTAATCGTTTCTGGCTTGCTTTTAGCAACCCCCGCCGAAACACAGGATATTTCTACGAGTGCTTCAACTCCAAGCGCGACTTCTGGCGAAACAAGGTTGTTGACGCTCGAGGGGTGGAGGGAACTGACAAGGCCGTTTATCAGCAGATCATCGACGAGTATGGACCCGACTCCGCGCAGGCGCATGTGGAGGTCTACGGGGCGTTCCCGAACGCATCAGATGACCAGTTCATACCGTCATCGCTGGTCATGGACGCGCAGTCACGGCCGCCATCGCAGGACCAGAGCGCACCGATAGTGGTGGGGGTGGACCCGGCGCGGTTCGGGGCGGACGCCACGGTCATCGCTATCAGGCAAGGCAGAGACATCATCGGCATCCGGCGCTACCGAGGCGACGACACCATGGAGGTGGTGGGGCGCGTGATCGACGTGATCGAGGAGTTCAAGCCGACGCTGGTGGTGGTGGACGAGGGCGGGCTGGGGGCGGGCGTCGTCGACCGGCTCAAGGAGCAGCGTTACAAGATCAGGGGGGTTAACTTCGGGCAGAAGTCGGCCAAGCCCATCATGTTCGGGAACAAGCGAGCCGAGATGTGGCACGCCATGCGCGAGTGGCTGAAGACGGCGTCGATCCCCAACGACCGGTTTCTGAAGTCGGACCTGACCGGGCCGATGATGAAGCCGGACAGCAAGGGGACCATCTTCCTGGAGAGCAAGAAGGACATGAAGGCGCGTGGCTTAGCATCTCCAGATGCTGCGGATGCGATTGCCGTGACGTTCGCATACCCCGTGGCCCACCGCGAAGCGCGCCCGATGGACAGGCGACCGCGACTAAGTTATGGTGGCGGGGCTAATTCTTCTGGATGGATGGCGTCATAATGGCTGGCAAGAAAGCAACCCCCGCATCAGGCACGGGCCGCGTCATGGGCGACGCACAGATGAGTTCAAGCAGCCCGGCAACGTATGGTTTTTTGCCGCCGGGGTCGGAAACCCGCGAGTTTGCGCCGGGGCCGGCTACGCCACCAAACATGAATATGGCAGCCATGCGCGGGTACACCCGCAACGCTCCATACATGGAAGAAGTCCTTAGCGATCCGCAGACCATCATGCGCGAGATATACGGATTACAGACAGCCATGGCGCGTAATCCTGGCGCGGCTGACGAAACAAGCGCATATCGGCTACGTATTCTTCAGCAGGCGTTGCAAGACATCTATGGAATGCAGCCATCGCGCTCCGACGTGTTTACCGCTCGCGCGGTAGGCCCAACTACTCCGATGCGCTAATGCCTAAATCTGTCTCATTATCCGTAGGGCGCGGCGAGAAGCTGCCGACGAAGCAGGGCGCTGGCCTGACCGCCAAGGGACGCCAGAAATACAATGCTGCGACGGGCAGCAAACTGAAGGCCCCCGCGCCGAACCCCAAGACGGAAGCCGACAAGGGGCGTAAAAAGTCCTTCTGCGCCCGTATGGGCGGCGTCGTGGCTAAGTCGAAGAATCCAGAACGCGCTAAAGCCTCGATGCGGAGATGGAACTGTGGCAAGTAAGCCGGGGCTCTACGCCAACATCCACACCAAGAAGGCCCGCATCAAGGCCGGGTCGGGCGAAAAGATGCGCAAGCCGGGGGCCAAGGGCGCTCCAACGGCCGACGCCTTCAAGCAGTCCGCCAAGACAAGGAAGAAGTAATGCCCCTCGTCAAGTCATCCAGCAAGAACGCTTTTCGCAAGAACGTGGCGACTGAAGTGAAGGCGGGCAAGCCGCCGAAACAGGCCGTGGCAATCGCCTACTCGGTCAAGCGCGCGGCTCCCAAGAAGGGCAAGTCTTGTGGCAAATGACGTAACCGCCGCTGGCAAAGTGTCCGAGGCCGACGATACGGATCGTCTGGCCACCATGCGCCATCGCTTCACGGTGGCGCAGACGGCTTATAGTGACAGCCGCGAGGACGAGCTCGACGACCTCCGGTTCATGGCCGGCTCGCCCGACAATGCATGGCAATGGCCGGCGGACGTGCTGGCGACCCGCGGCGCGGTGCAGGGGCAGACGATCAACGCGCGGCCGTGCCTGACGATCAACAAGCTCCCGCAGCATGTGCGGCTTGTCACCAACGAGCAGCGGCAGAACCGCCCGACTGCCCGCGTCATCCCCGCCGACGAGCAGGCCGACCCCCGCGTGGCGGAAATCTTTGACGGCATCGTGCGGCATATTGAGTATATGTCCGACGCCGACGTGGCCTATGACACCGCCTGCGACAACCAGGTCACTTACGGTGAGGGTTACATCCGCATCCTGACGGAATATACGAAGGAAGACTCCTTCGATCAGGACATTCGTATTGGCCGCGTCCGTAGCTCGTTCTCGGTCTACATGGACCCGATGATCCAAGACCCCTGCGGTCAGGACGCCGAGTGGTGCTTCATTACGGAAGACATCCCCAAGGCTGAGTATGAGCGCATGTATCCCGACGCCACCCCGGTCACGGGGATGATGTCGCAGGGCGTGGGCGACCAAAATCTGTCTCAGTGGCTCACGCAGGAGACGGTTCGGATTGCTGAATATTTCTATATCGAACACCGCAAAGCGACGTTGAACCTCTACCCCGACAATATCACCGCGTTTGACGGGACGCCCGAAGATAAGCGCCTCAAGGCGGCCTATGGCAAGCCATTGCGCTCGCGCGAGAGCGACCGCCGACAGGTCAAGTGGGTCAAAACCAACGGCTACGAAGTGCTGCAAGAGCGCGACTGGGCGGGCAAGTATATCCCCGTCGTCCGCGTCGTCGGCAATGAGTTTGAGGTGGACGGGCAGCTTTACATCAGCGGGCTGGTGCGCAACGCCAAGGACGCCCAGCGCATGTATAACTACTGGGTCAGCCAAGAAGCCGAGATGCTGGCGCTGGCGCCCAAAGCGCCGTTTATCGCCTATGGCGGTCAGTTCGAGGGGTATGAGAACAACTGGAAGACCGCCAACACCAATAACTGGCCGTATCTTGAGGTAAATCCTGATGTCACCGATGGGGCCGGAAACCCCCTCCCCCTCCCTGAACGCGCCCAACCTCCGATGGCTCAAACGGGCCTTATCCAAGCCAAGATGGGGGCGGGCGAGGACATTAAATCGACCACTGGCCAATACGATAGTAGCATTGGGGCGACTTCCAACGAACGGACGGGTCGTGCGATCCTGGCTCGGGAAAGGCAAGGCGACACGTCTACTTATCATTATGTCGACAATCTCTCGCGGGCGGTGAAATACGTTGCGCGGCAGTTGGTTGATCTGATCCCCAAGATTTACGACACGCAGCGCGTCGCCCGTATCATCAACGTCGAGGGTGATGTCGACATGGCGCGCATCAACCCGGCGCAGCCGGAGGCGGTCAGAAGTGTCGTAGACCAGAACGGGATTGAAATCGCCAAAATTTACAACCCGAACGTCGGCACTTACGACGTTCAGGTGTCTTCCGGCCCGAGCTACATGACCCGTAAGCAGGAAGCCATGGACACGATGGGTCAGATTTTGCAGACCAACCCGGCTCTTTGGAGCGTTGCGGGCGACCTGTTCGTTAAGAACATGGACTGGCCGGGTGCGGAGACAATGGCCAAACGGTTTGAGAAGATGCTCGACCCGAAAGTGCTGCAAGACACCGACGAGTCGCCGGAAGCCCAGGTCATGCGCCAGCAAATGGAGCAGATGGCGCAGGCCATGGAGCAGACAACCGCGCAGATTCAGCAACTTATGCAGTCGTATGAAATGCAAAAACTGGCGATTGACGAGCAGAATAGCCAGATCAAGGCTTACGAGGCTGAAACCAAGCGGATTCAGGTTACGCAGCCCGCCATGACGCCCGAGCAGATTCAGGACATCGTGCAGGGCACCATCGCGGCAGCGCTGGATATGGGCGATATTGTCCCTAATAGCCCGCCCATGCAGACTTTACCGGAGTTTGAACAATGAGTTGCGCTGATTTGATTGGGCAACTGTTTTTGGCGCGGGATGTGACCCATTCTGTGCATCTGAACACGCGGTCCTATGCCAAACACAAGGCTCTGGGCGGCTTTTATAGCAGGGTCATCGACCTGACGGATGATTTGGTAGAAACCTATCAGGGTCGGCATGGTCTTATCGGGCCGATTACGCTCCATTCGGCGGAAAAAACAGGAAATGTCGTTGAATTTCTTGAAGATTCGCTGAAAAAGATTGAAAAAGGCCGGGAAGAGTTCGGCGACGATACGGCCATTCAGAACATTGTCGACGAGATAGTTGGCTTGTATCTGAAAACGCTGTATAAATTGAAATTCTTGGCGTGAGGCTGACATGGAACTTTTGAATCCGCTTGCTGACGGTAACTTTCCGGGGCGAACCATCACTTATACCGGCACGGCTGGGTCTACAGCAACATGGCCGGCGGGCCCGCAAGGCGTTGTCGTATGGGCCACAACTGCATGTTATGTGATTGTCGGCGAGGGCGTCACGGCTACGACAGCGTCTACTCCAATTCCGGCTAATACGCCAATTCCGTTTACTGTGCCTTCCGGTACGGGTTCACCTTGGCGGGTTAGCGCTATCCAAGTATCTTCCGGGGGGTCGGTTTATTGTAAACCGATTAACATTCGATGAGTTTTGGTGTCGCCCTTCGAAATGCCGTCTCCATCGGGCTCGGCGGTATTATTAGTTTCGTATCCGGCGACACAAGCATTGCTCCGGCTATCTCTGACGGCATACTTTTGGAAAATAACGTCGATTTTCTTATGATGGAAGACGGCGCCAGCTACCTGTTGCAAGAGGCATAAAATGGCCAATACCAGCATTTCTAACCTCGCAGCGGGCGCAGCCGTATCCGCGACAGATATTGTGCCGAACGTGCAAACGGCCGGCGTAGGCCCAGTAAAGACGACTGCGGCGCAACTTAAGACATTTATGAGCAACAGCCCAACGCTTGTAACGCCCGCTCTTGGCGTAGCCAGCGCGACAAGCATCAATAAGGTTGCGATTACTGCGCCTGCGTCCGGATCGACGCTAACAATAGCTGACGGCAAAACTTTAACAGCAAATAATACATTGACGCTTGCTGGCACGGACAGCACGACGATGACGTTCCCGTCTACGAACGCGACGATCGCGCGAACAGACGTCGGGCAAACATTTACAGGGTCACAGACCTTTAGTGGCGACACTTTTAGCTTTACGTCCGCCGTTAATTTCACTCCTCAACTTACAGTCTGGAATCAAACGGCGAACGGTAATTCTGCCTATTACATACTGCAAAAATCGCGCGCCGCAAGCGGCGCGGGCGCGGCAGTTTCGGTGAACGATACGCTAGGAATTATTTTGTTCCGAGGCGCGGACACAGGCGGCGTTATTCGTAATTGTTCCAACATACAATCTATAGTAACCGCTGTAGGCGCGTCTTCGGTAGATAGCGCGATAAGATTTGTGACTACAGGCACCACATCATACGTCAACTATTTGATTAATAACGTAGAAACGGTTCGTTTTGATATTTCTGGCAATATTCTCTTGGGGACAACGACTAGCCCCACCACTGGCACGCAATGTCTTACTATAGAAACAGGCACCGCACCAACCGCGACGCCAGCGGATACGGTAACAGTATATTCAACTGACAGGAGCGCGGGAAATACGATTCCGTCTATTTATTGTGAAGGAACTGGCGTCACCGACGCCGCTATAACTAACGTAACAGTAACGAATAAGATTGCGGTCAGAGTAAACGGAACAATATATTATCTTCTTGCCACCACCAGCGATGCGTAAGGCAAAACAATGAGCAACCAATATAAATGGGTCATTTCTCAACTAGAATGTTACCCGGAACACAGCGGCTTCTCGGACGTTGTTTTTAGTATTCACTGGCGACGTCAGGCGACTGATGGCATACGTTCTGCTGAAATATATGGCTCGCAATCAATAGCTTTGTCTAATGAAACATCTTTTACGCCGTATGCTGATCTGACATTAAATCAAGTTGTTAGTTGGCTTGAAAGTGCTATGGGCTCTGACAAAGTTGCTGAGCTTAATACACTTCTTGATAATAAAATCGAGGAGATTAAAAATCCTGTTATTGTACGCCCCACGCTGCCGTGGGTGTAATTAAAACGGCGCGGGAGGTTGTCTGCTCGGCCCGCGCTGTTCTCCACCGGGCAGATATACCTTGGAGAAGGTTATGTTTACTATAGATGAGCTTCAGAAGCTCTTGCAGATGCTGGACATCGCAACGAAAGCTGGCGGCCTCGCCATAGCTAACGAAGCGCTTCCCTTGGCACTTAAAATTCAAGACCTTGCAAATGGTATTGTTGACGCCCGCGCTGAAAAAGCGTAATATTTGTAAACCGACTAGCCGGATAGCTAGGTAAAGGAGTATCGCCTTGAGCGACGAAGAACAGGCTGTAGTGGAGATCAGCCCCGCGCCGGAACCGGAAGCCACGGCAGCACCGGAGACCGCTGTAGAGACGCCGGAGGAACAGCAGCCTACAAAATCGTTCACTCAGGAAGAGCTGGACGCCATTGTAAGCAAGCGCCTTGCAAGAGAACAGCGGAAATGGGAACGTGAGCAGGCCCAACGGCTTGCGGAGCAACAGGTCAGACAACCTGTCGCACCTCCTGCGGACCCCAACGATTTCGAGTCGGCTCAGCAATACGCGGAAGCGTTGGCGGAGCAGAAGGCTCGGGAGATGTTGGCTCAGCGCGAGGCCGCAAGGCAACAGGCTGAGATCATTGAGTCCTATCGCGACCGTGAAGAGGAAGTGAGGGAAAAATACGAAGACTTCGAGCAAGTCGCGTATAACCCCAATCTACCCGTCACGGACGTTATGGCTCAGGCTATTCAGGCTTCTGACATTGGCCCCGAGGTAATCTACTTCCTCGGCTCCAACCCGAAAGAAGCCAGCCGTATATCCCGTTTGTCGCCCGTCTTGCAGGCAAAAGAGATCGGTAAGATTGAGGCCAAACTGGTCGACAATCCGCCGGTCAAGAGGACATCAACCGCGCCAGCGCCTCTTGCGCCTGTCACGGCAACCCGGTCGAACTCTGGCCCGAGACGAGACACGACGGACCCCCGGTCCATAAAAGAAATGTCGACGTCGGAATGGATTGAAGCGGAACGTCAGCGACAGATCAAGAAGTGGGAAGCGCAGAATCGGAGATAAGGAATGTCTAATTCGCTTCTTACCATTGACATGATTACTCGCAAGGCCCTTGAAATCCTTGAGAATAATCTTGTCCTGACCCGCACGGTCAACCGCCAGTATGACGACTCTTTCGCCGTTGAAGGCGCTA